AAGAAGATGAACATGGGTGGTGTCATAGGTGGTCGTGGTGGCAAATTCAAAGGTATGAGATAATGTCATTAAGGTCTGTTGATCCCATTGGTGATAAAAGAAAAAAAGAAGATGCTGCAGTTTTAAGAAAATTAAAAAAAACTAAAACAGCTAAGAAAATAAAAACAAGACCAGTTAAGATGACTATACAAAGTGCAAGCATAACCAATCCAAGAGGTATGGGCATAGAAAAAAATATGATCATGCCTAAAATGGCAAAAGAAGGAGGTCTTATGACACAAGGTAATTTACGAGATGCAATTGAAAAAGTAAAAGCTAAAGGCATGGATATTGGAGGTGAGGCGAAAAAAGTTAAGCCAAGAGAAGAAAGGGATGTTCCCAAGCCAAAGATGAGACCAGAAAGTTTAAAAAAAGCTAAAAAGATGGAAGCTGGTGGAAAAGCAGTACCACCAAAGTTTAAAGGATTTTCCAAACTACCTGAGTCTGTGCAACAAAAAATGAATCCAGACCTAGCTGAGAAGTTTGGCATGGGTGGAGATGTTAAAGGCAAAAAAAGTGGCAACATATGTCGTGGTAGAGGCATAGCAAGAAAAGGCACTGGATTTACATTAAGGTAAGATTATGGCTATTGAAAAGGTAGACGGAGTAGAGAATTTAGACGCACCTAAAGGTGTTACATCTATTGAGATAGAAGAAGCACCAATAGGAGATAACATCACAGAGATGGATGATGGTTCTGTTGTTATTGGTGAGATAGAAGAGCAGGTTGCTCCAATTCAAGTGCCTTTCAATGCAAACTTAGCAGAATTTATGGATGATGCCGATCTTGGCAGAATATCCACCGAAATTGTAAGTGAAATACAAGAAGATATAAACTCTCGTAAAGAGTGGGAAGATCAATACAAAAATGGTCTTGAATTACTTGGCATGAACTATGAAGACAGAGCAGAGCCTTTTGAAGGTGCATCAGGCATAGTCCATCCATTACTTGCTGAATCTGTTACACAGTTTCAGGCACAAGCATATAGAGAATTACTACCAGCAGGAGGTCCTGTAAAGACAGCCATTATAGGTCAAGAAACTCCTGAAATAGTAGCACAGGCTGAACGTGTTAAGAATTTTATGAATTATCAAATAACCTACGAGATGGAAGAGTATGATCCAGAGTTAGATCAGATGTTATTTTATCTTCCAATCGTTGGATCATCATTTAAAAAAGTTTATTTTGACCCATCATTGCAACGAGCAGTGTCAAAGTTTGTTCATGCAGAGGATCTTATAGTTCCTTACAATGCAACAGATTTAAAGACATCTACGAGGATTTGTCATGTAATTCGCATGGATTCGAATGAAATAAGAAAGTTGCAACTTACTGGGTTTTACAAGGATATTGAGCTACCTACATCAGAGACTGATACAGACAATTATGATGAGGTAAAAGAAACAATCAAAGATATTGAAGGCATGAGTTCGTCAAACTACAACGAAGAACTTACATTATATGAAATACACACCGACTTAGACTTGCCAGGCTTTGAGGATATGAATCCTCAAGGTGAAGCCACTGGACTCAAGATGCCTTATATCGTAACCATAGTGGAGTCATCTGGTGAAGTATTATCAATCAAAAGGAATTTCAACGAAGCCGATCCGTTACGCAGTAAAATACCTTACTTTGTACACTATAAGTTTTTGCCTGGTCTTGGGTTTTATGGCTTTGGTCTTACACATATGATAGGAGGCTTGTCTAGAGCTTCAACATCAATACTTAGACAACTAATAGATGCAGGAACATTATCTAATCTACCTGCTGGATTTAAAGCTAGAGGAGCTAGAATAAGAGATGATGAAACACCTCTTAATCCTGGTGAATTTAGAGATGTAGATATGGTTGGCATGGATTTGCGTCAAGCAATAATGCCTTTGCCATTTAAGGAGCCATCTCAAACCTTGTATTCACTACTTGGCACACTGATTGACTCTGGTAGACGCTTTGCATCAATGGCCGACATGAAAGTTGGAGAGATGCAAGGCAACGCACCAGTTGGCACAACTATGGCTATTATGGAACGTGGCACAAAAGTGATGTCTGCCATACATAAACGTCTGCATTATTCACAAAAAGTAGAATTTAAAATACTTGCACGAATATTTGCAATGGGTACACCGATGTATCCATATCAAGTGCCAGGCGCACCACCAGAGATAAAGCAAGCTGACTTTGATCAAAGAATAGATGTATTGCCTGTTTCAGACCCAAACATATTTTCAATGTCACAACGTATTGCTTTAGCACAAACACAGTTGCAGTTAGCACAAAGTAATCCAGAAATACATGGATCTAATGGTATGTATCAAGCTTACAGAAAAATGTATGAAGCTTTAGGTGTTACAAATATAGATGCTATATTACAACCACCACCACAGCCAATGCCTATGAATCCTGCAAAAGAAAATCAAGAAGCATTAAGAGGTGCAAGATTACAGGCATTTCCAGAACAAAATCATCAGGCGCATATATCTGCACATTTAGCTATGGTTGCCACACCGATAGCACAATCAAATGCAGCCATCGTAATGACTTTGCAAGGTCACATATCTGAACACATTGCTATGATGTCAGAGCTACAAGCACAACAAGAGATTTCTGGGAATATGACACCTGAACAACAAGCTATGATGCAACAAGATCCTAATGCAATGAAGCAATTTCAAGATCAAGTGGCATCAAGATCTGCTGAAATAGCGAGTGAGGTAAGTGAGCAATATGCACAATCAATTACACCACCTCCATCTGAAGACCCATTAGTGTCAATAAGAAAACAAGAGTTAGCACTAAGAGGTCAAGAGGTAGCTCAAAGACAGCAACAATTTGAGGTTGAGCAAAAATTTAAAGAAGATAAAGAAAGAAACGATGTTTTACTGGATCAGCAAAGACTTGATCAACAAGAAGAAATTGCAAATCAAAACGATCAAACAAAAAGAGACATAGCTGCTCTGAAAGAAATGAAAGGATAAATTATGTCAAGTTCTGTTAGAGAAAAAATTTATGAGGTCGAAAAACAAAAAAAAGTAAAAAGAAGACTCATTAAAGAAGGAGTAATAGATGCCCTTGAAGAAAGGCAAGAGTCAGAAAACAATCAGCCAGAACATTCGCAAGTTGAAGAAGGAGAAGTATCCACAGAAACAAGCGATAGCGATAGCATTGTCGAAAGCGGGGAAGTCAAAGCCCAAATCAACAAGCCAAAAAAGAAAAGTAAAAAAACCACAAAAAAAGCGTAGTGGTGGCATAATAAAAAAGTTTTCTGATATAGCTAAACCACAGAAATTCAAGGGAATATTTTGATGGAGGACTATCATTGATCCTGCAACCATAGGTGTAGCCATAACTGCAGCAAACACTGCATTTAACGCAATTAAACGTGGATTTCAAGCTGGACGCGAAATAGAGTCTATGGGCAAAGATTTAGGACGCTGGATGTCAGCGTTGAGTGATATTGATAATGCAGAAAAATCTGCAAAGAACGCTTCACCACTTAGAAAATTATTCAAAGGTAATGAAATAGAAGCCAGTGCTATTGAGGCTTTTACAGCTAAAAAGAAACTTGAAGCTCAGCGTCAAGAATTAAAGACATTTATCAATTTTCATTATGGACCTAAATCTTGGACAGAGATTTTGGAAATGGAAGCTAATATAAGGCTTCAGAGAAAAAAAGAAATATATGATAGACAGCAGTTTATAAGAAAAATATGGGAATATATAGGATACTTTGTATTAGTTTGCACAGTAATTGGTTTCTTGTTTTTTCTTGCATGGGTATATAAAGAGAGTAGAAGATGAAACAAAAAAGATTACAAGATAAATCTAAATATGCACAGTACGACATTGATAATGACGGAGTAATCACAGATGAAGAGTTTGCTCATATGTCAGAAATTAAAAGATTAGAGCATGATCTTCGTAAGCAAAGGGCGCAAAGACGTATGGCTACTGCAAGTTTGGTTGCTATGGCTGCTTTTACTGGTGCAATGTTTTTTGTCGATCTCGAAAGAGTTAAAGCACTTGCCGATATTAGTAATCTTTTTTACATCACTGGTGGTGGCATTGTTGCTGCATACATGGGTGCATCAGCAATAATGAACAGAAATGGTAAGTAAATGGCTAAAAAAGATCCAAAAATTGGCACAGGCAAAAAACCTAAAGGTTCAGGAAGAAGACTCTACACTGACGAAAATCCAAAAGATACTGTTAGTATTAAATTTGCAACTCCTGCTGATGCTCGTGCAACAGTTAGAAAAGTTAAGAGAATTAATAAGCCTTATGCTAGAAAAATTCAAATCCTT